CAGATGTTGACGCTGGCGCAGAGGAAACCGTCTGGACACAAGGGGGTTTATATTCCCATGTGTCGGCACCAGCGCTTATGGCCGTCAGTTCATCGTCTGCTAATGATTCATCGGCTGGCTCTGGCGCGAGGACTGTTTATATCCTTGGCATCAATGGCACTGGCGCTGAGGTGGCTGAGACTGTTGTGCTTAACGGCATGAGTGGCGTAATAACCACGCATTCTTTTACGGCAATTCAGGCTATTACGGTCACATCTGTCGGCTCTGGTGGAGAGAATAGTGGCGATATCAGAGTCGGCACCGGGACGATTACATCTGGCGTACCCGCTAATGTGTATGGGCATGTCGCATCTGGCGAAAACCAATCGCTAATGGGGCATTTCACCATTCCCGCTGGATACACCGGGTATATGGCACGAGGATCAATATCGTCTGCCACGCAAACAGGCTCCGCTTATTTAACGGGCAGGCTAAAACTGCGTATGGGAGGGATTGTTTACACGGCGGCGATAGTTACCGTGTCTGGCGGTATGGTCGATTTCAACTTTGAGTATCCAATAGCGATCCCAGAGGGCGCTTGTGTATCAGCAACGGCGGCTGGAACAGCAAATAATGAGTCTGTTTCCTCTTATTTCCAGATACTTTTGATTAAAAACGGTTAGAGACTAGGTAAATCATGCCAATTAGATTAAACGCAGAACAGATTATCAAGCGTCATGAGGTGGCAACCCGCCGTAAAGACGAGTTCCGGTCGTTGTATGAGGACGCTTATACCTACGCACTCCCTCAGCGCAATCTGTATGACGGTTATTACGAGGGTAAGGTTGGTGGGCAGAAGAAAATGTCTGCCGTGTTTGACTCTACCGCCATTGTTTCCACGCAGCGGTTCGCTAATCGCTTGCAATCAGGCATCTTTCCGCCGCAGCGCAAGTGGTGCCGCATGGAACCCGGCACGGATATCCCTCAAGACCGCCGTGATGAGGCTCAAGCGGCGCTTGATGTTTACACCGACAAGATGTTTGCGGTTATTCGCCAGTCAAACTTCGATATCGCTATAGGCGAGTTCCTGCTTGACTTGTCTGTAGGCACAGCTGCAATGCTGGTTCAGCCTGGCGACGATGTTTCACCCATAAACTTCATCCCCGTGCCACAATTCCTTGTGTCTTTTGAGGAAGGCGCTCACGGCCAAGTGGATAATGTGTACCGCCGGATGCGAATCAAGGCCGAATCCATCGCCCAACAATGGAAGGATGCCACAATTGAGGGGCAGTTGGCACAATTGGTGCGTGATAAACCAACCGAGGATGTGGAGTTGATCGAGGCCACGGTGTATGACCCTGAGCAGGGCGATTATTGCTACCATGTGCTACACAAAGAAACAAAACAAGAGATTGTTTATCGCCGCATGAAAACCTCACCGTGGATTATTTCGCGGTTCATGAAAGTGGCTGGCGAAATCTATGGTCGCGGCCCGTTGCTGACGGCCCTGCCTGACATTAAGACGCTTAATAAGACGCTGGAGTTGCTACTCAAGAACGCATCTCTGGCCATCGCTGGCGTGTACACGGCGGCTGATGATGGTGTACTTAACCCAGCGACCATTCGTATCGTTCCGGGCGCAATCATCCCTGTTGGCCGTAACGGTGGGCCGCAAGGCGCGTCCCTGCAACCGCTACCACGCGCCGGTGACTTCAATGTGTCGCAGATCGTCATCAATGACCTGCGCATGAACATCAAGCGCATCTTGCTGGATGAGTCTTTGCCTCCAGACAACATGAGCGCCCGTTCCGCGACTGAGATTGTGGAGCGGATGAAAGAACTTGCTCAAAATTTAGGCAGCGCGTTCGGTCGTTTAATCAATGAGACGATGATCCCTGTCGTTACCAAGATTCTTGCAATCATGGACGAGCGTGGGCTTATCGAACTCCCTTTGAAAGTGAACGGTCTTGAGATCAAAGTGTCTCCGGTGGCTCCTTTGGCGATGGCTCAGAACATGGAGGATGTGAATAATGTCCTGCAATTCGCGCAGATCGCTCAAGGTGCTGGCCAAGAAGGTCAGATGGCGCTAAATGTAGGCCGAATGATGGATTATGTTGCTGAAAAATTAGGCATCCCGGCTGCGATTCGTGTTGGCGAGGCCGAGCGCGAAACAATGAAGCAACAAGCCATGCAGCAAGCGGCGCAGTTCGCGGAACAAAACCCCGAAATGGCTGCGCAAATGGCCCCGCAACTCATGCAGAAGGTGATGTAAATGGAATATGGCAAACGCGCTGACGGAAGCGAAAAGGGTGCTGGGTATTTTGGCGAACTACAACGGCCAGGCGGCGGGATTTCAACGGAAATGTCTATTGGCGTTGGGATTAACGGTAAAGAGACGGAGATACCATTGCTAGTGCCAACGCTAACGCCAGCAGAGGTAAGTCTCTTATTGCGTGGCGATAAACCAACGAGCGTGATTGTCGATAAAGCCTATAATCATGCGATGACGCGAATCAAACAAAACAAATCTCCATTCGCAGGCGCTGATGACAAACCGGTGGAGGTTAAATAGTGGGATGGGAAGAACTTGAGCCTGTCGTGCCTGATGTCCGCGATGCGTCACAGAAGCGCGAGGATACTGACAAGCTGGTGCTGCGGGTATTTGGTAGTGATGATGGTGCCAAATTATTAACCTGGCTCAATCTTGTCTATGTAGATGTGCCTGTTGCGGTACCGGGCGCTGATTCTTCACATGCTTACTTTGCCGAGGGGCAGCGTAATGTGGTGAGGGATATCATGTATCGCATTAAACGAGCGAAGGAGATGTAAATGACCGAAGAAACCGCAGTCCAACCCAGCGAAGATGCTGGCCTATTGGACGGTATTTCTGTTGGCGAGGAAGCTGTCGATACCAACCAAACGATTAACCATCGAGAGGCAACCGGCAACGATGACGAAGTAAAGGACAGGCCGGACTATTGGCCCGAGAACTTCTGGAATAAAGACAACAACGCTCCAGACATGGAGGGTATTGCGAAGTCCTGGATGGATTTGCGCAAGATGGTGTCGCAGGGTAAACATAAAGCCCCCGCTGACGGCAAATATGACTTGGCTGCGTTCGGTAATACGCCGGATAACGACCCTGTTCGCCAGCATGTTATGGGCTGGGCTAAGGATTACGGCGTTAGCCAAGCAGCATTCGATGCGCTTGTTGGCCGTGTCGTCGAGATGGGTGGTGAAGTATCTGAGCAAGAGGTTCGCTCTATTGCTGAGGAGCGCCGTGCGCTAGGCAATAACGCTGATGCCATTATCAACGGTATGGTTGATTGGGCTACTGGCCTTGTCAACAAAGGCGTGTGGAGCAAGGATGACTTCGAGGAATTCAAAGTCATGGGCGGCACTGCGCGGGGTATTAAGGCGTTGATGAAGCTGCGCGAATCTTATGAGGGTATGCGCATCCCGTTGAATGTGGCCCCTGATGATGGCGCTCCGTCGAAAGACGACTTGTATCAAATGGTGGCAGACCCGCGCTATCAAAGCGATCCGTCTTTCCGTAAGAAGGTTGAGAAAGCATTTGCAACTGCGTTTCAATAGGAATAGCATCTGACTGTCGTGCAAGCGACTCTCTCCTCCAAGGTTGCCCCGCTGTAACAGGCGGGGTTTTTTTCTTCTCTTGACAACATATTCTTATATGGTATAAGTCATTCCCATAGGCTCTATGACCCTATCCGCTGCGGAGCAGACGAACGGCTACCGTAAGTAGCAAGTAAACGGCCCTGTTTTCAGGCCAACCGGCGCGATACCTTTTCTATTTTTTTTAGGAGTACACAAATGGCTATCTCTTTGTCTAATGCCTTTGTCACGCTCTTTGACGCAGAAGTTAAGCAGGCTTACCAAGCAAAAGGTGTTCTTGCTTCCTATGTGCGTCAGCGCCGTGGCGTTGAAGGCTCTACCGTTAAGTTCCCGAAGGTTGGCAGCGGTGTCGCTACCCCTCGCGTTCCTCAATCTGATGTTACCCCGCTGAATGTTTCGTTCAGTTCCGTGACTTGCACCCTGGCTGACTGGAATGCCGCTGAATATAGCGACATCTTCTCGCAAGCCAAAGTGAATTTCGACGAGCGCAACGAACTGGTTCAAGTGGTTTCTGCCGCTATGGGTCGCCGTCAAGACCAGATCATTCTGGACGCTCTGGCTGCTTCTGGCACTTCGCTGGCCGTGAGCAACGACATTGGTGGCACTGACACCAATATGAATGTCGCCAAGTTGCGTGAAGCAAAGCGTCTGATGGATGCTGGCAATGTCCCGATGGACGGTCGTATCATGCTGATCCACGCAAATGGCCTGGCAAACCTGTTGTCCGAGACTTCTGTCACCTCTGCTGACTTCAATAGCGTTCGCGCTCTGGTGTCTGGCGAGATGAACACCTTCTTGGGCTTCAAGTTCGTCACCATTGGTGATCGTTCTGAGGGTGGTCTGGCGCTGGCTTCTAGCGACCGTACCTGTTTCGCCTTCCACAAAGATTCTCTGGGTTATGCAGAAGGTATCGGTATCCGTACCGAGATCAACTACATCGCTGAGAAAACCTCTTGGTTGGTGAATTCCGTGTTCTCTGCTGGTGCTGTAACGATTGATGCCGGTGGCATCGTTCAAGTTACTGCCCGCGAGTCTTGATAGGAGGCTGACATGGCTTTTTCTACTACTGGTCTGAACCTCGTTGGTGGCTCCAAGGCTGGCAATTCGCCGCAAGTCTGGACTTACCAAACCGAGGATGCCGCAGCAACCGTGGACACCACGGGTTATTTCGATAACGGCACCACCACCAACACTGGTATGCGCAATCTGATGAAGGCTGGCGATTTGATTTATCGCGTCACCACCTCCAGCGGCGCGTATTCCAGCGCAGGTTTGCATGTGGTTCTCTCTAATGCTTCTGGCATTATTGATGTTTCCGATGCGACCGCACTTGGTGGCACCGATACCGACTAACTTGTAGTGGTATCATAACGGGGTCGGTGCCATTAGGTGCTGGCCCCTTTTTCGTATAAGGATTTGATATGGCATCAGGCGATTCTGCTCTTTCTATCTGCTCTGACGCGCTGATTCTAATCGGTGCAGACCCTATTTCATCCTTCACGGAGGGGACGGACGCGGCGAACACTTGCGACCGAATCTATCCGAACATCCGCGATCAAGCAATGCAGGCGTACCCGTGGACTTTTAGTTTCCA